CTGGACTTCAGCACCTCGATGTTCGACCAGAACAGGTTGAACTTCGAGTCGGCGTTGTCGTAGGCCGCCCCGTCACGCTCATCGAGGTACTTGGCGTTGATCTTCTTGCCCAGGCGGTGGAACTTCGCAAGCTCCTTCTTCGCAGCCTGAAGCTCCCGCTCCCAGCGGACGGCCATCTCGGCCGGGGAGGTGCCCTTGACAGGCTCGGCGACGAGCTTCTGGTCGCCCGGCTTTGACACGTCCTTGGGGTCGGTGAACTCCGCCCCATCGCCGGGCTTGGGGGCCTTTTCGTCACCAGTAGTTGTCGGGTATGCGGCCATCAGTCGAGTCTCCCGGGAGTGGAGTGTAGACCCACGGTCTCGTGCAGCATGTCGAGGGTGAACGCCCGGTTCATCGGCGGCACGATGATCACCTTGGGCTCGGGCGGGGCAGGCATCAGTTCCAGCACGGCCGCCCCCTCCATGAAGGCGTCGGCCGGGTGGCTGGACCAGTCATGCCTGGGCTCGGCCTTGAAGGTCTTGGTCTCCTCGTCGTACTCGTAGGAGTAGGCCCGCATCGCCATCAGGAAGGGCTCGCAGGCAGCGTTGTCGCTGATCCGGCAGCGCCTGAGCATCAGCCGCCCGGCGTTGATGCTGTCGGCCTTCTTGCGCTGGGAGTTGACCCGGATGTCGCACTTGTCCCAGGGCCGGTCGAGCAGCAGCGTTTCAACAGCGGAGCGCTTCGAGGAGAAGGACTTCGCCTTGGCGTCGTGCGGCAGGATCAGCACGTCGGCGCGGGGCTGGTTGCGTAGCCTGGGTATCCACTCCTCGGCGTCGAGGCCCGAGGCGTCGTCGTAGTGGAAGATCTCGTAGCCGCCGCGCATGCGCCGCCACCACACCCAGGCCGCCTTGTCCCGGTAGCCGATGTCGGAGGTGACGATGATCTCGCTCGCGCCGTCGTCGCGGAGGTCGAGGGCGCAGATGCGGCCCTGCTTCTCCATCTGCTCGATGTAGCGGCCGAAGATCGCGCCGACGTTGGCCGCACTGAAGTCGCAGTCGTACTCCTGCCGGTAAAGCTCGTCGGGCATCTCGCGCCGCTCGTCGTCGAGGACGCTTTGCGGGATGTGCTTGGTGTCCTTGACGCCCAGGTGCGAGTGATACCAGTTGGGGCTGGCCTTCGCCATCTTGATGAGGGCGTGGAACCAGTTGTAGCCCCGAGGTGTGCTGATGAAGGCCGCCCAGCCGCCGTTGCCCGCGAGCATCGGCCGGAACATGCTCCAGGCCCTGGGGTCTGAGAGGGCCGCCTCGCTCATGACGATGCCGAAGGGATTCGAGCCGACCAGGGAGTCGTAGTAGTCCGAGCCCACAAGCTGCCAGATCGCGCCGCCGCGCATCGTGATCTTCATCTCGGTCTTGTTGGTGTCCTCCCGTAAAGCCTTGGGGAACACCACGTCGATGGTCTTCCTGCCCTGGTTGTCGAAGCCGTCCCAGACCACCTTCCTCGCATGCTTGTGCGTCGGCAGCATGTGGAAGTACATCCCCGGCCGCTCGATGGTCGACTTGACCGTCTGGTGCAGCATGGTCAGGTCCTTGCCGTACCTGCGCGGCCAGCAGCAGGCCGCACGCAGGCCGCCGTCATCGAAGTAGCCCATCAGGTCGTCCTGGGGCGGGCGCGGCGTGAAGCCGTTGGGCAGCGTGATCTCAGGCATCGTCGGAGCCCAGGGCTGCTACCACCACGATCATGCCGATCAGCGCACCAGCGCCGATGGTGCGGATCACGAGGATGGCTTCTCGCACGGCAGCCCCAGGCCGAGGGTGTTCGACCGCGCCGCGTCCCAGACCCGCTGGCACTGCGCGTGCTGCTCTGCCTTCGTCAGGCTGCCGTCGAAGCGGAGCTTGACGATCACGTCCTCGTACAGGTCGTAGCGTGCCTGCCGCGCGTCGTCGGTAGCCTGGGGCTGCGGGTAGCGTGACCAGCCGCTCACAACCAGCCCAGCCACCTCAGGAGCCGCAGCACCGAGAGCAGGCGCAGCGTCCTTCGGATGCGGTCCCAGGCCGCCCCAGTCAGCGCCACGACATGGGTCCTCGCTCACGGCCGCAGGCTCCGCAGCGCCGCCTCGACCACGCGCTCCGACAGCGCCGCGAACACGTCGGGGAACAGCCGCCCCCTGAACTCGGCGTGCGTGGCAGGGTCGTTCATGACCCGCTTCCACTCGGCCACCAGTGCAGCCTGGAGCTTGGCCTCATCCACACGCAGCACGCTCATGCCGACCCCAGCCACATGCCCGGCCGTGCCTCGCCCGCGACGAGCAGCGCATGGACGTAGCCGCCCACCACCTCGGCGGGCATCGGGTGCCACGTCAGGCCGTGGTCGAGCCGCACGAGCCCGCAGGCTGCCATCAGCACCGAGTCGAGGCTCTGGTAGCTCACGGCCTCGTGGAAGGCCGCGCTGGCGTCGCACACGTCCAGCACGAGCAGCGTGCCTCCAGGCCGCAGGCACCGCCTCGCCACGTCGAGCATCATCGGCACGTCATCGACGTGGTGCAGGCTGTAGCCCAGGACTACCACGTCGTAGTCGCCGCCGGGGATCGTGTCGCCGTCGCGCATGTCGGCCATGACGCGGGAGCCTGGGCACACGCAGCGCACTAGCTGCGCCATGCTCTGGTTGACCAGGGTCATGCTGACCTCGGGCATCGCCTCGACCCAGTACCGCTCCATGCCGCCGATGCCGCAGCCCAGGGAGAGGATGCGGCCGCCGATGGGCACGAAGATGTGCTTCAGCACCTCCAGGCTGTGTAAACGCTCATCGGGGTCGAGCAGGAACTGCTGGAAGACCGTGCGGCCCTGCTTGAGCAGGGAGTCGGTCACCTGGGCGACCAGCACCTCGTCGCCATAGGCCGGGTGGTCCTGCAGGGGCCAACTACGCGTAACGAAAGGCCGTGCCTTGGCAGGCGATGCCGGGGCATCACTCAGGGTCATGCGGTGGCTCCTGGGGCTTCTGGCGGGTCGCCTTGATGATGTTCACGGTGAGGGGCCCGCCGCCGTCGCCTGTCACCTCGGCACGGGACAACCTGGGGGCTGCGAACTCGCCCAGGTTCGCCAGGAGGCGCGCAGCGCCCTCGGGGTTGGGCGGGCGGCCGGGGATGAGCTTGCCGCCGACCTTGCGGCTCTTCGAGCCCTCGGCCGTCTGCTTCAGCCACAGGGCTACGTTCTCGCGGTTGTCGTCCAGAAGCTGCTGCACGGTCTCGCGGAACGTCTGGGTGACCTTGTTGGGCACGCCCTTGGGCCGTCCGCCGCCCACCCGGAGGTTGGCGCGCGAACGCTCGGAAGGGGTCGGTACTTTTCCGGGCTCGCTCATAGGGGCCGCACTGTACGCCGCCGCAGGCCGCAGCGCGAGCCGCAACCGCCCGGAACAGCCGAACAGCCCGAACAGGGGTTGTTCCTATACGCGCTACGCGCATTCGCGCGCTCGCGCGCGTTCACTCTTTAATCCTCCATCTCTCTCTCTCAACCTATGGAGCTTGGGCTGCTCTGGGCTGTTCCACCTATGAAAACAGTGGGCTGTTCCACGGTTTCGCCTCGGCTGTCCCGGGCTGTCCCCACCGGGCGTAGGGCATGGGCTGTTCCGCCATCTGTCCACTTTTTCACGAACAAACCCGACGAACGGTAGCCTGAGGCTCCAAACACCTGTAGAATTCAAGCTTGACAGCCACCAACCAAACGGAGTTTGAACATGACCAGCAACACCGCAGCCTTCGTCGGCCCCCTGCCCCAGGCCAAGAAGGGCCGCCCGGCCAAGCACGCTGATGCGGCGGCCCGACAGCGCGCATGGCGCGAGGCCAACGCCGTCAAGACCTTCCGCATCGACGGCAAGGCTGCCGCCACCATCGCCAAGCTCGCCGAGCAGTTCGACACCGACGAGACCCACGTCGTCAACAACCTGATCCGCTTCGCCCTGGCGAACCGCACCTGGGCTACCCAGGGCATCGGCGGCTGGGACATCACCGACCGCCGCCATGCCGGTGGCAAGCGTGCTGCCCCCCAGGTCGACCTGTCGGCCCTGGACGCCGAGTTCCCCCTCGTTTAAACCCCCACCACCACCACCCCGGAGCTACACCATGATCACCACCACCCTGCCCCTGTCCACCAACGTGTCCGTCGACCTGACCGTCGAGCTTCTACAGGAGACCATGCTCGCCCTGGTCGACCGCGAGTACGAACTGCGCCGCGAGGCGAACGGCAATGCCGACCCCGCCATCCGCGAGATCGCCCGCCGCCAACTGGCCCGCGTGGTCGGCGCGATCTGCGGCATCGAGGACGCCATCGAGGGTGCCGCCCTCAAGGCGGCCGCCTAGGCCCCTTCCTGGGCCTGCCAGGGCCCTTCCTGACCCCTTCACGAGACCACCACCATGACCACCCCCACCACCACCCTCCAGGCCGAGGCCATCATCGACGCGCTCGTCGCCCAGGCCAAGCTCGACCAT